TCGTAATGTACATATAGAAGTACCTTACAAAACGCCTGAAGGCGCACGTAGTGTACAGGTTGACTTGATGGTTATTCCTGACGCAGACATTGTGGCACCTTGGCACCAACATGGCCCACGAGGCATGTATGATCAACCTGACTTCAAAGGCTCACACAATTTTATTCTAATGAATAGTATTGGCAAAGCATTGGGATTGAAGTTTGACGCATTTGGTGGCAAACTATTGCGCCGTGATGATAATACCGTTGTGGCACGTACACGTGATGAAGTTGCTAAAATCCTATTGGGCCAGGCTGCAACTGCCAATGACTTAAACAGCGTGGCATCTATGGTTGCAGCATTAAAGAATGATCCAGACCGCGACAGTAAACTAGCACAGGCACGCCAAGACGCTGCCAAGGGCATTATTACCATGCCTGAGCCTGTAGCTGAAGGTTCTGCACAGTGGTTTAGAAAGTATACTGGACTGCTATGAGAATCCGTGAAATTATATTAGAATCAGTCCCAGCACATGCACCCAAGGGTAAAGACTGGGACAACTTACCAGACTGGAAAAAAGAGTGGTACCGTAATTGGAAGGGTGGTTTGTGTAAACATCCACAACCATACCATGATCCTAAATGGCTCGGCGAAGGTGGTTGGGACACAACTGCTACACAAAACACAGTAATCAATCCACAAATTGTTAAAGGTGCATTGGCACAGATTCAGCGTTTTGTAGCTGACTTTAATGTATGGCTATCAGCACGTAATCATCCTCCTGTTAAGATGGGACGACCTACTGGATCCAGTGCTTACCATGACGTTGATCCTGAAGATAAAATCTACGGTGACGTGGATCTACAGATGATTGCACCTTCCGACGAAGGCATGACCTACAATCAGTTTACCAGCATGTACAATAAACTTGCTGATGAATTTGTTAAAGCAAAAAACCCTCCTTATATCTTGTCTGTGGAAAGCAAGCCCGGACATCCTATTGTACAAGTAGGACGTGATGCATTTGTGCAGGTAGACTTTATGTGGCATCCAGAGCGACTAGCTAACTGGGGTGCAGCCCGTGTAACTCCTGAGCACAATGTCAAGGGACTGCTAACAGGTAACATGTACAGCGTACTAGGCGAACTACTGGACATGAGTATTCAACACGCCGGAGTACAGTTAAAAACACAGAACGGACAGCACGTTCCTTTTAGCAAACAAAAAGACGTTGAAATACAAACTCTGACAATTGATCCAGAGTCTTACATACTAGACATCTTCAAGTATGAATACGAACAGATTACCAAACGTCCAGTTAACGGACAAACCTACATTGACCCATTGCTAAAAGCCAACGCAGGTAACAATCCTAATGATGTTAAAATCAGTCGCTTGGTACTAGGTATTAAAGGACTAGCACGTAGTTTTGAACGTAATGACATGTTTGGTAAAGGTGACCTGGCTAACTTTGGCGGTGCAAAGGACTTTGTGTCGCAGTTCTGGAATCGTTACGAAGAAAAAGCCATGATTGATATCAACGGCAAAAAGCGTGACAAAGCACAGACTCCTGATGCTATTGCTCGTGCCAATGCTGATCGTGAAAAGATACTTAAAGGGCTAGAAATGGTCAAGGGATATTTCAATGCTTGAGTTTATCAGTACGCTATTTGAAGAAGCAGCAAGCCCACGTATTCCTCACCCTGAGGATGCAATCTTTGATGGTGGCCCCGAAGCCAAACGCTACATTGATGCACTAAAGGGTGTAATTGCAGACCCAGGTGGTGTTAGCATTAAATGGGATGGTGGCATTGCACTGGTGTTTGGAACAGACCCTAACGGACATTTCTTTATCAACGACAAGTACATGCCAGCTGGCTTCTATGCACACAGCCCAGCTGATTGGGAAAAGTACGACACTGAAATTAAAAAGAGCAAGACTGCACGTACAGACTTATATCCCAAGCTAGGCAACATCTGGGAAGGCTTGAAAGTGTCTATGACCGAGCCAGCAGTATTCAAAGGCGACTTGATGTGGACTGGACAACTACAACCTGTCGATGGTAAGTTTGTATTCAAGCCTACTACAGTAGAATATCACGTGCCAGTTAACAGCTCTATAGGTAAACTTATCGCAGGTAAAGCCGGAGGCATTGTAGTACATCAACGCGATGGCGCACCTTGGGACGGACACACAGGCTTAGCCAACAATGGCAACGTTGCTATTATTAGTCCCACAGCAGGCCTAAAGTTTACATTGAATGAGCCAACACAATTAGTAAGAGCAGCAGACGCAGTCAAGGCACAGATACCTGCTGCGGAACAGTTCTTACTGGGTATGGACAAGACTGCACAAGCAGCCATTAAAACATACTTTAATAAAAAGATTACAGGTCAGACCAACAAAGACCTAACAGAATGGGTACTGGATCCTGCTAGCAAGATCAGTGGCGCCCAGGCTAAAAAATTACTAGGTGATAACCAAGACGGTTATCTATACCAAAACGCCGCAGGCTATGAAGCACTGCGAGCTGTGTGGAATTCAGTTTACCAACTTAAAGTGAATCTAGCAGCACAACTTGAAAAACAAGTACAGGGGTTTGAGCAGTGGACAGGCGGGCAACAAGCAGGCGAAGGCTTTGTAGTTAATACCCCTAACGGCTTGGTAAAACTAGTAAACCGCGGAGTATTTGGGGCAGCTCATTTCAACAAATAACCGCATTATTTTATCAAATTGATAAATATTTACATACGCGAAAGCGTTAAACATTAAAGGAAAATAAAATGGCAACATTTACACGTACAAACGGTGGTGCAAAAGCTGGTGAATTTGTAGGACGCGACCTGCAATTCGTTAACGTAGCTTTGACAGGCATCCAAACTAGCTATACAGCAATCGACAGCAGCTACGAAAAAATCATTCGTGTGTTGGAAAAATATTGCACAGTTACAATCTCTGGTACTCCAAGTGGCGGTAACGCAGTATTCGTTGTTGAAGGTCTACCTCCAACAGTTAGCGATAACACAGCTGACCAATCTGGCAGCACAAGCATTGTTTCTCAATTGCAAACAGATGCTAACGCAGCTACAAGCGGTTCTTGTGTATTCACAGTATACAACGGTATCAGCGGCACAAGCTTCGCTTAATTTTTAAATTAAGTGAACTAAAAGAGCACAGTTTCGACTGTGCTTTTTTTATGACCATAAGTATGTGTATGAATGAACATCTAGAATACTTTACCATTGTTACTCTAGTAGATATTACAAATACTGGTGTTACTAGGAACACACCTGAGCTTGAGTTTGAACGTAATCAACAACGTAACTGGGAATCAGTGTTGCAAGTTATTAGCCTGCGTACACAGCCTATGCCAGTTAGACAGCCCTACTATGACAATATATCCAGCGACATTATTGAAACCATATTTGGGGAGATGCATCACGGGCGTGACCAACGTGTGTGGGTTGCTAGCTTTGCTGTAGAGCACAAGGATGTATTTTTAAAAGATGATGATCAACTTGGACTGTTGAAAGAAGATTTCAACCAGGTTCCTGTTATATGTGGACTTAGCGAAACAGCAGGCTTTATACTGCCTATCTTTTACTCACACGGTGGGTTAAAGAACATTGCATTTATTAGTGGACTACTAGGACAAAAACTATAACATTATTGTTTAGTGAAACTACTAAATACACTACTGATGCTACGGCACCATTAAGGCTCACTATTAAGGCACATACAGGCAAATGACACGCATCGCAACTAACAAGAATAAGGGGCGAGAAGCCATGGCTTCATTGGATATTGAAAAGAAGAGTCTTGAGGCACACGTAGAGATCTGCGCTGTGAGGTACTCTAACTTGGAAACACAACTACAAAACTTAGAAACCCGAATGGACAAAGTCGAGGGTTATCTAATAGAAATTAAAGAAGCAATTGCCAGAGCAGCAAAACCTGCAGAATCCAAAAGTAACGAAGAAGTTACTGGTCCGTATAAAATGATGTTGACAATTGGAACAACCATCGGTGGCGCATTAATTGGTGCCCTGATTACACTTATTGTACACGTCAAATGAAAATAGTAGAACTTATCAAATCCCGGGTATCAGTGGCTATCACTAACGAAGAAGCCGACGTCCTGGGCAAGTTCAAAGATCAACCGTCTATTGCTAGACAAGCTCTTGATGAGCGAGAAATAATCATAGCCAATCAACTAGTCAATAAAGACTTGCTAATTCGAAAAAACAACAATGGCAAAATCACGTACTTCAAACCGAGCCAACAAGAATAAATTTGAGCATGAGGCTCAGCTTGAGACTCTACAAACAGCAGCTGAACTATTCAGCGCATACGTAAAACGTTGGTCCCAAGAGGAAATCCGACGTTTAATTAACAATAATGAACTGCCCATAGTACCAACAGCAGATGGCTATCAAGTTGGTAAACAGCGTGTGCGCTCACGTAACAGCGCCTGGACAATCTATAATGCATTTGACGAGCCCACAGAAACATTTACTAAAAAGCAATCTGCTGTGATGTACAGCCTGTTTGAGCAAATGCGTAAATATAAGATTGCTGAGGAAATCCTGGGCAAAGATAAAAGGCTAAGTAAGTTAGAAGCAGACTTTCAGCACTATGATCACACTATGCGTAGGGCTATAAAGCGCCAAGATTATGGAACAATTGATGTTGTTGCTAGTCGTTACTATGATACCAAGATTCAGCTTGAATCCGCTAGAAATGATTTAGAAAAAACATTGAGAATGAATAAATACTTAAAAGTTTGGGAAACTGGAAAACCACTATGAAACTAAAAGAATTCGGCTCTAAGCCAACAGCACAACAAATGAATAAAGTCGTAGAAAGCCGTTTCGGTTTTAAAATTGACTTTGACAATTTGTCTTTTCGCAAAGCATATACACTAGCAACTGGCTTAACAGAAAGCCTAAACAAAATCAAAACGTCCCATGGCGTTCATGTAGCAGAGCGTAATCCTCAGTACATGGAATTGCTAATGGTACGTGAAAGCCTAGATCGTTGGATGTTGGAAAACAAACACATTCTAGTACAAGAAAGCGAAATGGCTAAATCAGAAGCTATCTTGGCTGCTAAGAGCATGGTAGACGAAGTTCAAGACATGTTAGAGAAAATCTCTAAAATGCAAAACGAACAACTGCCTGCATTGCTAGACACAATCCGTGATCAAATCTCTATGGAAAAAGCAGAAGCATTTAAAGGCTCTGTAACTCCATTGCTACAACAACTAGCACAGACACTACAACAAGGTCGCGAAACTGCTGACCAAGCTGCACGTCAACTAGCCGGCGAAGGTGCTGGTGAAGACATGGGCATGGGTGGTATGGGCGGTGGTGCTCCTGAAATGGGTGGCATGCCTCCGGAGCCTGGTATGGGCGGCGAAGAAGAAATGGGCGATGCATTTGGCGCAACAGATGCAGCAGCAGGTGGTACCGACGAACTAGGACGTGAACGCCGCGATATGGCTGAAGCTCTTGACCCAGTTGGCCAAGAAGACGATGACGTTAACAACGACGGCAAAGTCAACAAAACTGACAAATATTTGAAACATCGTAGAGATGTTGTTGGTAAAAAAGTTGGTAAAAAATAATGCGTTTATTTGAATTTTCAAATGACTATGATGATATCATCGAGGATGAAGCAGATGAACGCGGCGACGCCGATCTGCTAACAACCTTGTCTTATCTTCAATCGCAGAGTGCAGGCAGACACTTGGTGCCACGTATTCGTGTTGACAGTCTAGTTAACATGATCAACATGCACCAAACTGACGAAGCAGTTCCTTTTACTGCTAAGAGTCTTGAAGATGCTTTTAAGACCAACGACCAAGTTAAAAACTTTATCGCCAATATCAAAGACGATGAAAAGACTGGAAGTAAATACGTTTATCTAAAACGCTTGGACGATGGTCCAGAAGGTGATGGTGTTGATGCAGGCATGGGCGGTGCATCATCAAGTGAGCCAGAAAAGATTGTATCTAAGATGGCTGGCAAAGCAATAGCAAATAGAAGTTAAAATGAACTTAAAACATTTAGAAACGATTGGGTATGTTTACATACCCAATTTTCTTTCTGCGACGGAATTAAAACTACTAAACAGCGAATTCAACCACAGCGAAGTTGTTGAGAACAAGAACTATGCGTTGGTTCAATCTGCACTAGCAAAGAAGATCTTGGGTAAAAAGATCAAGGCTATGATGGATGCAGTAAATGAACAAACAGAGTTGCATGTTGACCATATAACTTCGACAGTGAATTACATGGACACAGAGAATCTATTCTTTGATTGGCACCAAGACCACGAGAGTTATTATGTCTACCAACAAAGCAAGAATCATCTGAATTTTTACATGCCCATAGTAAAACCAGATCCTGCAAAGTCTGGCATGAGTTTGATCCCAGTAGACAAGATACTCGAATACCTAACTGGCCCACAAGTGGACAGGATCATCAACTCTGGTGCCAAACGTTTCGAATTACATACACACTACACAGAAGTCTTTGATGACGAAACCGGCAAAGGATTTAAAATCCCAGTTAATCTCAATCGCATTGCGGTGAGTCCCGAATTGAACGCTGGTGATTTATTATTGGTGCGTGGAGATGTGATACACAAGACACAGGATGCAAGTACACACAGAGTAGCCATTTCAGTTCGTGTTACCGATGGTGCAGCACCTGTGTCATTGAAGAAATTGCAAACTGGCTGCGAAGCTAAAAAGAATTACATCAAGAGAAACCAGGCCTATTACGATGGTATCATTGATCTGTTCAATCAAGCTAAAACGGATAAAATATTATCGTCTGACATAGATAAAGGTAGCAATACCTGGAACATTTAGTTATAATACACTTATGTCTTACTCAGAAAAAGTTATTGATCATTATGAAAACCCACGCAACGTAGGTTCGTTTGACAAAAACGAATCTGATGTTGGCACAGGTATGGTAGGAGCCCCTGCTTGCGGTGATGTTATGAAACTACAGATCAAAGTAGATGATGGCATTATCACTGACGCAAGATTCAAGACCTATGGTTGTGGAAGCGCAATCGCTTCTAGTAGTCTTGTTACAGAGTGGGTTAAAGGTAAAACTCTTGAGCAAGCTGGTTCTATTAAGAACAGCGAAATTGCTGAAGAACTAGCTCTTCCTCCAGTTAAAATACATTGCTCGATCTTAGCCGAAGATGCCATCAAGGCCGCCATCGAGGATTACAAGAAAAAACACAATGATAGTTCAAAAATTTAATTATGCACCTCTTAATAGAACAACCGTTGAAGGAAAGCGACACTACAGTTTGCCGGATGGCAGCAAGGTACCTAGTGTAACTACTATCCTAGATAAAACAAAAAGCGAAGAGACCAAACAAGCATTAGCTAACTGGAAAAAATCTGTTGGTGAACAACGTGCCCAGCAGATTACCACAGAGGCAGCAAATCGCGGAACACGTATGCACGCCTACTTGGAGCACTACATTCTCCAAGAGGATATGAAGCCGCTACCACCTAATCCCTTTGCACACCCCAGCTGGTTCATGGCAGCAGAAGTTATTCTCAAAGGACTTGTGCATGTAGATGAATTCTGGGGCAGTGAAGTCCCTGTTTACTACAGTGGCTTGTATGCAGGCACTACAGACTGCATTGGTGTATGGAAAGGCCGTCCGGCTATCATGGACTTTAAGCAAAGCAATAAAGTTAAGAAGCGCGAGTGGATTGAAGATTACTTTTTACAATTAGCAGCCTACGCTCAAGCACATAATCACACCTATGGTACCAATATACGTGACGGTGTAATTTTGATGGCCGTACAGCCTAAATTACTAGAAGATCAGACATATTCGACGCCAGAATACCTAGAATTTGAAGTCTCTGGTGACGAATTTGATCACTGGACTGAGG